CAATTTTGCCATAAGCTTCGCCACCTGAGCTATTCCATCTAACAAAATCGCCCACACTAAGCTCATCTGGCTCGGCTCGAACCTCATTGTTCATGATTTCTTCCTCTGCGTTTTGAGGCACTGTATCAGATTTCTTAATATCTTGCATAGTACGATCCTCTTCCTGCAATCTCTCTGCTATTTTACTACTCCATGAAAAGCCAGCATCTCCGCCCCAAAGCGCCCATGCTATTCTTCCATTAGATGGATAACCTTTTTCACCAACACGAAATCCTTCGGCCTTTTTGTCGACTTCATGCCGACTAAAAAAACTAAACATACGCTTTACAGTATCTTCTGATAAGTTCCTGCCATTAGAAATATCGCGTGCTCTAGCAATACCTACTTCTGTTCCACCACGACCAAACTCGCGCCGCCATGCAAGACCGCGATCTGCCTCTTCAACCATTCCATTAGTCGGTTTGTATGGCATCATCAACCTCCGCTGGTACTGGCTGCTTCATACCAAATGGTTGATATGCCATAGATAAACCAAATTGCTCTGCAAGTTCTTTATCCCGCTCAATCTGAGCAAATGTGTCCTCCGCATCACGATCATGGTTGCAGCTATGTCTGAATGGCTTAAAATACCATTGTTTAACCCCACAACCGCAGCATTCATCTCCTTTAGCGGGTCAACCCACTGAAAGCCTCTGCCGCGCCAAGTTACGTCTTGGCTGAACTTAAACACCTTATTTTCACCAGAAATAGGCACAAATCCATGATCCATAACATGCTCAAGCCACACGCGATAAAATGGATCTAGGAAGTGATCTATTACAAATCTATGTAAAGTTCTATAAAAATCACGCTCTTCTAAAGCTCCCTGGCGGATAGATGAATAGCTTGTTCCTTCAAGGTCATTGGCAAGTGAAGTGTAACTGACGCCTAGGCCACCAGCTATACCGCGAAGCACTGCCTTCTCAAAGTCAGCAAATGCAGAAGTTGGATGCGTTGGATCAAATGGCGTAAAGTCAACCCCAGCAGGAAGTTGATGAAACGTTCCAGCCTCAGCATCATAAATTGGAACAGTTTGCTCCGCATCATCAAAGCCATCAGATGTGAAACCGTCTCCTGCAGGGCTTGTAAAGAAGCCCATTTTAGCAGCGCCAGTTCTCGCCGCAACCAACTCAGCTTCCCTATATCCATGTAACATTTTCAATGAGGAAATAGCAGCAACTGACCAAGGAACACCTCTAGTTTGGTCGGCACGCTCAGGGCGATAAATATGCATCATCTCATCAGCAAGCACGCGCGTATATTTACGCTCTGCCGCTGGTGTCATGTAATCATAATCACCTTTATGGTAATTCAAGACATAATACGCAATCGGGCGTTTTGTTTTACTATCAAGCTCAACGCCCATGCGTACCTGATTACCATTAGCAGCAAGTTCGTTCTTTTCTTCATCTACTAAATCAGGCTCGATCAATTGAACTGCAATACCATATCGCAAATAATTGCCCTTTACGATCTTCAGGAACACCTCACCATCACGAGCAACACTTGATATTATGTGATTACACAAATCCACCATGGAAAGGCAACCATCTATTGTTGGTCCACCATAACGAGAAAAATCACGCCATGCGCCTTCAATCATGTTATTTCCAGCACGATCTAAAGAATTATCAGGGTTTCTAGCCTTTACTTGAAGATTAAAGCCATTTTCACCAACAACATTCACACGCAGGAGCTGCAAATAACGCCTAAAATATTCATTATTGCGCTCTAAATCACGGCTACGATTTCGCAAGTCACGTAATGCCCAACGTATTTCACTATCAGCGCTTCTGTTTGATGCATGAAAGTCAGCAAATAATCTACCTTTAGATGCTGCTTGATAATTTCTGCGATGAGGTTTTTTCTTTGACCTGCTAAACAAATCCATTAAGCCCATCAGCTAAACCTCACTTTTATAGTGTTAGGGCTTGGTTTACCCTTTTTCACTGCTTCATCTGATTGCTCACGCTTGTAGATGCCCATGTATCTATCTCTAGCTTCCTCAAGCTCAGCAAAAGTCATTTTAGTTAATGATCTTCCAGCTATTGAATAACTTCCAACATCGCTATCAGCTTTGCCCTTTAATATAGTTTCTATTTTATCAACCATAGTTTGAGCAAATGAACGTGGATCTACGCCATTAACGTCCATATCAACGTTAATATCCCAGTGACCTGTTTCAAGAACAATGCGCTCGCTATCACTGTTTCGCACAATCTCAAGCTGCCACTTATGATGACCCGCGCTAAAGTCATCAGAGGCAGATCCTAAAATAGTAAATAAAAAGTCGTCACCACTTGATGTGCCTGTTACAGTGAATTCATGTGACCCACCACCAGCATCCCTTGATACATAAGAAGCTGTGTAAGCTGTATTTGGATAATCATCACTTAGGTCAGTTCGCTTCCATTGAACGAAATCACCAACAACAAAATTACTTGGCTCACTAGTCGGAGCATTTGCTGCATCAAATAAATTTGCCATCTATCACCTATAACCGTGGACGAACGAATTGCGGCGCGGCAATGCTGGACGCCTATATTGCTGTGGTTTGTCGGATTGTACCTTGTTTTGCTGCCGCTTTTCAACCGCCTCTATGTTTATTCCCATAACCTGTAATGCAGCCATAGCATAGACCCTGCAATCAAGCGCCTCATTTCGCTGTCTAGTCTTTACCCATTCGCGTCTAGCACGACCTTTAAAATAACGTATTACCTTTTTTTCAGCTGTAAGCATACGAAAATACTCTTCACCACGATCTAGTGGAAAGTGGCAGTAGCCAGGGCCTGTTTGCGTTATTTTTAATCTAGCAAACAAAAGCTCCTTTGCTGTATCTGTACCAACAGGGAAAAGATTTATTTTACCGATATTGTTTTTACTTGGTCTTCCAATTATAGGCTTACCCTCTCCACCCATGCCTTTAATTGCATATATGCGCTTGCCACTTCTATGCTTCACATAGTTATAAACTTGCTGCGTATAGTGACCACCACTATCTATGCAAGTTGATCTGATTATCATATCTCCATGCCTTGGATGTTCAAATGTTTGAGATAATACAAAATCTAAATCTTGCCAGATCTCACTACCTGAAGGATCGCCATATATTTCTTCATAATATATCGACCAACTTTCTTCTCCTGATCCATATGCAACAATTTCACACGCCAAACGATCATCCTGGACGTCCACACCAGCCACCAAAACCACAGCCTTTTCAGGTAACATGTGCCCATAATCTTCTTTTCTATCAAAAAGATCATATTCATCAATTCTTTCGCCATCTTCTTCATATGTTTCGCCTAGCGTAGTATTAATCCATGCTTTTAATCGCATTGGATCTTTTTTAGCAGATAAGAAATCCCTTACAACGTCTGATAAAGAAGTCCATGGAGAATATAGTGCAGATAAATGAAATCCAGCTGTTTTTCCATCTCCTGCAGCAGTAGCTTTCCATTTGCCATATCTAATAGCTTGAAACCGCTTAGCATCACCCCAGCAGCTGCCACAATGTTCGCAAATATATTCAACAGTATTTGGATCGTTATCTTTCCATCTCACATTAGCCCATTGTAATACTTGAGTTTCACTGCAATCAGGACATGGAACAAAATATTTGCGTTGATCGCTTTCCCCATATGCCGCTTCAATACGCGAAGAACCTTTATCTGTTGGAGTGCTTACCAAAATAAGCTTTCTATTCCAAAATGTAGCAGAACGCTTTTTGGCTAATGCTACAGGGTCCCCTTCAGTTCCTGCAGATATAGGATAACGATCAACCTCATCGCAAAGAATAACCCTACAAGGCCTAGATGCTAGTGATGATGGTGAATTTGCACCGCATGCTGTAACATGTCCACCAGGAAAAACTTTATGAAGGGTTGTGTTACCACTATCACGCGAACGAGGATTTTTAATCTTCTCGCTCAGGGCTGGCGTGTCCCTGATAGCAGGAGCTAATCTATCCTTAGACCAAGTCTGTGCCATCTCTAATGTAGGCTGCACAACAAGCAACGGCGCCGGATCTTGCGCAATGTGAAAGCCCACAACATTATTGACAAGCTCAGTTTTACCTATTTGGGCGGCAGTCATCAAAACAACAGTTTCAATAGACTTGTCAGAAACAGCATCCATCATGCCACGCTGATATTCTGCCCTGGATGTTGACCACCTACCAGCTTCAGCAGAGCTTTCGCTAGATAATTGCCGATAAGTATCAGCCCACTCGCTAATAGTTAGCTTTGGTGGAGGCTTCATAGTCTCACGTAAA